CGTGTTCAATCCGCCGGCCCAGAAGGTGAAGACGCTGGAAATCCCCGGCGGGGATGGGGGCATCGACTTGTCCCAATCCCTGACCGGGTATCCGGTGTACCAAAACCGGACGGGCTCTATCGAGTTTATCGTGATGAACGACTTCAAGCCCTGGCACATGGCCTATTCCGACATCATGGACTATCTGCACGGGCAGAAGCTGCGGGCAGTGCTGGAGGATGACCCGGAGTATTTTTACGAGGGGCGGTTCACCGTCAACGTCTGGAAGTCGGAGAAGGACTGGTCGCGCATCACCATCGACTATGACGTGGGGCCCTACAAGTGGTCAGTCCTGTCCTCCACGGACGACTGGCTGTGGGACCCCTTCAACTTTCAAAATGGCGTCATCCGCCCCGCCGTGTTCAAGGACATCGCGGTGACGACGGAGGTCCGGGCGGTGAAGCTGGCGGCGCTGCTGTTCGGGCGGGCCCCGGTGTGCCCCGTGTTCCGGGTGAGCAGCTCGGATAAGCGGGGAGTACACATCCGCTTTATCAACCCCACGCTGGGACTGGACGAGACCAAGCTCCTCCCCGACGGGGTCATCCAGTTCCCGGAGTTTGTGTTCTTCGGCGACCTGGGCGCCACGCTGGAGCTGTGGTGCGACACGGGAACGGGGTCCGTCTCCGTGGACTTCAGACAGGGGAGGTTGTGACCCATGTATAGCATTTATGCAGACGGCGTGTGCATTTACAACGACGTCTTTTCCCTGGACAACATGAAGGTGGTCAACCCCAAGCTGACTCTGGAGGACAGCGCCGCCGGGTCTCTGGAGATGACCCTTCCGCCCACCAACGCGGCCTACGACACCATCGTCCGCATGGTCACAGATATTTCCGTGAAGAAGAACGGGGAAGAAGTCTGGGCGGGACGGGCCCTGTCGGAGAGCCGGGACTTCTGGAACAACCGGGTGCTCTACTGCGAGGGGGAGCTGGCCTTCTTCAACGACTCGGTCCAGCCGCCGGCGGAGTATGCCGGGAAATCGGTCCGGGAGTACCTCGACCAGCTCATCGCCGTCCATAACGGGCAGGTGGGTGAGAACCGCCGGTTCGCCATCGGGGCGGTGACGGTGGTGGATGAGGCCTTCCCCACCTATTACACCAACTACGGCAAGACCCTGGAGTCACTCAACGCCCTGGTGGAAGCCTATGGCGGCCATCTCCGGGTGCGCAAGGCGGACGGGGTGCGGTATCTGGACTATCTGAAGGACTACCCGGACACATGCAGCCAGGTGATCCAGTTCGGGTCCAACCTGCTGGACTTTGTCCGGAACTGGGACTCCGCCGAGTACGCCACGGCCATCGTCCCTCTGGGAAACCGGCTGGACGACAGTCCCATCGAGGCGCTGGACGCCTATCTGACGGTGGAGAGCGTGAACGGCGGAAGCCTGTACGTCCAATCAGACGAGGCAGTGACGAGCCATGGCTGGATCGCGAAGACGGTGAACTGGGACGATGTGAGCGACCCCCAGGTGCTGCTGGAGAAGGCCAGGGAGTATCTGGCGGACCTTCAGTTTGACAACCTGGAGCTGGAGCTTTCCGCCCTGGACCTGCACTATCTGGACGTGGAGACTGAGGCGGTGAAGCTGCTGGACGAGATCCGGGTCATCTCCCGTCCCCACGGGCTGGACCGGCTCTTCCCGGTGACCAGGCTGGAGATCCCGCTGGACGCCCCGGAGAACACCCAGTTCAAAATGGGGGATTCGGTACAGGTGAGCCTTACCAGCGTGAGCAACCAGACCAACGCCGCCGTGCTGGACAAGATCGAAAACCTCCCCAAGGCCCACAACATCCTCAAGGAGGCCCAGGAGAACGCCACCCACATCATGAATATGGCCACCACGGGCTACATCACCATCACGAGGGACGAGCACGGCTCGGACACCCTCTATATTTCCAACGTCCGGGACTACACCAAGGCTGACAAGCTCTGGAAGTGGAACATGAACGGCCTGGGCTACTCCAACGACGGGGGAAAGACCTTCGGGCTGGCCATCACCATGGACGGGGCCATCGTGGCCGACTACATCACAGCGGGGGTGCTGAACGGCAACGTGCTCCGGGTGGGCGTCATCCGGGACTACAACTCCAACGTGATCCTGGACCTGGACAAGGGCACCCTGACCATGAAGAAGGGCTCCATCAACATCGGAAACGGAAACTTCACCGTGGACGAGCAGGGTAACCTCTACGCCAGGCGGGGTACCTTCGCGGGGACGCTGGCAGGAGCCAAGGGGACCTTCGGCGGCACAGTGCAGGCGGAGGACTTTTTGGACAAGTACGGCAACAGCATGATGGACCTGGCCAAAGAGAAGTTTACCGCCGGATATCTGGACCTGTACGGCCTGACCGTCACCAACAAGAGCACTGGGGCGGTCACCTTCGCCGTGGGGCCGACGGGCCTTATCACCATCAACGGCCAGGTGACCATGGGGGCCGGGAGCACCATCAACTGGGCCCAGGTGAACAACCAGAACCTCCACTCCAACCCGGCGTACAGCCTGGCGAACAACGCCTATAATCTGGCGGACGACGCCTACTATGAGGCGGAGCTGGCCTACGACCGGGCGAACCGGGCTTACAAGCTGGCCGACTCCATCGAGATGCCGGGGTACATCAAGAGCACCTACATCGACCAGACCACGATCCGTTCCCCGGTCATCGAGGGCGGCGAGTTCTACGGCGAGGAATTCAACATCGTCGCCGGGAGCGACTTCGGAAGCTTCAACCTCTACGGCCCTTTCGGGAGCAGCCGTTACCACATGCTGGCCATCGAATATTTCGAGGGCGACGCCCCTCTCATCAACATTTACAGCCCCTGCGGCGGATACATCACCATTGGCCAGCGACGAAACGGGATCGTCTACTTCGAGGGAATCGTGGATTTCAGCGCCGCAGACGTCCAAGGTCTGGATTTAGGAACAGGAGCATGACACAGCCATGAAGAAAATGTTAAAAAATTCCGAAGTGTTTGAGCGGCTTCACTCACTCAAGCCACTGCTGTCCCGGCGGGATCGGATCGGTTACATCGCCGCCCGGAACTACCGCTTTCTCTCCAACTCCCTGGTGGAATATGAGACCATCCGCCTCAGCCTGATCGAGAAGTACGGAGAGGAAGGGAAGGATGAACGGGGGCAGCCCACCTTTGTCCTCAAAATGGAGTCCCCCAATTTCAAGACGTTCTGTGACGAGCTGGCTCCCTTCAACGAGATGACCCATGAGGTGGAGCTGATGACCGCCAAGTACAGCGAAGCGGAGGGGAACCTGACGGGGGAGGAAATTTTGGCCATCGACTGGATGCTGGAAGATTAGGAGGTGGTCCGATTTGGCCGACATCAGCAGTTTTTTGAAGAAGATTCTGGAGGCGATCTACGGTGAGGAGGTGCGGGGTTCCATCCACGACGCCCTTGCCGCCATGAATAAGGAGTCCTCCAGCGCCATGGAGTTTGCCGCCACGGCCAAGGACTCCGCCAAGGCCTCCGCGGAAAAAGCCAAGAACGAGGCGGACACCGCCAGGCAGAAGGCGGCTGAAGCCCTGGACTCCGCCGGGAAAGCCGCCCAGTCTGAAACCAACGCCAAAGCCTCGGAGACTGCGGCGGAGGGGTACGCGGACCTCGCCGTTGACGCGGCGGAGCGGGCCGGCGCCTCGGAGAAAAATGCCAAGGCCTCAGAGCAGACGGCTCTGCAACAGGCCAGAGAGGCGGAGGAGTCCAAGAACGCCGCTGCTCTCAGCGAGGCCGAAGCCAAGGCGGCAGAAGAGCGGGCTAAGGAGGTCCGCAATCAGGTGGAGACCCTGGGTGCCCAAGCCACGGCAGACGCCGCAGCGGCTCAGGAAGCCAGGACCGCCACGGAGGCGGCGCGGGACGCGGCCAAGGTTAGTGAAACCAACGCAAAGGCCTCGGAGACCAAGGCGGAAGACGCCAAAGCGGGCGCGGAAGCGGCGAAGGAAGCCGCCCTGTCCGCCCAAGAGAGCGCCGAGGAGGACGCCCTGACCGCCGCCCAGTCCAAGGAGGACGCAGAAGCGGCCAGGACAGCCGCGGAACAGGCCAAGGCCGACGCCCTTGACAGCGCCGCAGAGGCCGCCGGAAGCGCAGCCAAAGCGGAGCAGTACAGCGGCAAGCCGCCCAAGCCTCAAAATGGAACCTGGTGGATCTGGGACGCGGAGACAGGGGCCTATTACGACAGCCACATCAGCTGTGAGCTGCAAGGCCCCATCGGCGTGGGCATCCAGGACATCCGGCTGACCAAGGGTGACCACTCGCCGGGCACCACGGATATTTACACGGTGCATATGACAGACGGGTCTACCTACACCATTTCGGTCTACAACGGCCTGAACGGTACGGGCGCCGGCGACGTATTGGGTATCTCCTTCGACCTGGTCATCCCCGCCGAGGGGTGGTCGGAGGGGAGCGTCACCATTGCGGACGAGCGGCTTTTGGCCCTGGGCACCCACAAGTATTTCCTCAGCGCGGACGAAGCCTGTAAGGAGGAGTTCCTCGACTGCAATGTGCAGCCCAAGAACATCACCACCTCGGGCTTTCTCACCCTGACCTGCGACACAGAGCCGGCGGCGGACCTGACGGTCAACCTGATCCGGCTGGAGCTGTCGGGGAACGGGGCCATTCAGTAAGCAAGGAGGCGAAGCCCATGGAGATCGCAGTGAAAGCAACCTATGCCCATCTGGTCAAGGATGAGAGTCTGGTACAGAACTCCGACAAGCTCTATATTGTGGAGTTCCGCTTTGATCAGAGCTGGGATGGTTATGCCAAATCGGCTGTCTTTGAAGCCGGCGGCGTACAGCAGCCGCCTGTGGCGTTGACGGATGACCGATGCATTATTCCGGCTGAGTGTTTGAAACGGGCCGGAATCAATCTCAAAATCGGAGTTTCCGGCATTAAGGATGGGGTTCAGAAAGACACGGTATGGTGTCTGGCCAGCAAGATCATGTACGCGCTTGACCCCACACAACTGATGCCGCCCACCCACATCGATGGAGACGTGAAGGCCCAGATCCTTGAGGTCATCCGGGAAAATACTGCTACAGATGCAGAGGTTCAGGAAGTCCTCGACAATGCATTCCAGTCCTCCTGGATACCTCCCGAAAATCCTGAGGCTCCGGACAATACCGCCACTAACGAAGAGGTGGAGGACATTCTCGATGATGTTTTCGGCGAAGAGCCGTAAACAAATATTTTTAAGGAGGACATATTTATGTCTAAGCACACTACTCTCGAACAGCTGAAGCTTCTGGCTCAGCGCACCAAGGGTGAGATCAGCAAGGTCGAATCCAAGTCCCTGGTAGGCGTTAAGGTCAACGGCGTTGCCCTGGCCATCGCCGACAAGATGGTGGACATTCTGATTGCTTCTGGTGCTACCAACGGCACTCTGTCTGTTGCCGGCAAGGATGTTGCGGTGACGGGTCTGGCGGCCCTGGCCTACAAGGCTCAGATCTCTGAGGCCGATCTGGATACCGCTCTGAAGGCTGTGCTGGACGGCAAGGCTTCCGGCGCCGATCTGGCCACTCTGATCGGTACGGATGCTGGTAAGAGCGCCCGCACCATCGCCAACGAGGAGCTGGCCGCTCAGCTGATCCCCGAGGGCGCCCAGGAGGCCCTGGATACTCTGACTGAGATTGCTCAGTGGATTCAGGATCACCCCAATGACGCTTCCGCGATGAACGCCGCCATCACCAAGCTGAACGGTATCGTTGCCGGTATTGGCGGCGACGAGGACGAGTACGCCACCGTAATGGCCGCCATTGAAGGCAAGATCACCGCCGCGCTGAAGGACATTGCCTCCGGCGCGACCAAGGTGGAGAAGTCCGAGGTCAACGGCAACATCAAGATCAATGGCCAGGAGACCGTGGTCTACACTCACCCTGCCGCTGAGGCGGGCGCAGCCCGCGCCCACAACGGGCGGGAGGACCAAAACGGGGGCG